TCTTTTAGTTTTGTAGGTTATAAAAAAGGATAGATTATAACGGTAGCTTCAGCTGGAGGTGTAGTAAGAGAGATACAGATAAGTCAAGCTGCTGCTGAAATTACCTATGAATATATACTTGAAGCCGTAGTTTAAAGATATTTTGGGTGGGAATAGAAGTTTAGAGGGGTGCATATAATTAAAGTTATGTGTATCCCTCTTTTAGTTTAAAATGATATATTATATGGCAACTAAATCAGTAAATCGTACTTTAGGTATTCCTTCTGGAAGATTTGAGATTTACGTTGATAAAGCACAACAAGCCAGAGCCGAGAAACTTATACAAAGTGTACCAAGTATCCTTACCAAGTCTTACGAGAATGGCACTAGAAAGTTTGGTGAAAAACTTCTTAGGATAGTGAAAAAATGCTTATCAACTGGCATGCCTCCAGCTGGTTCAGGGGTATCTTGGCCACCTCATGCTGCAAATACCGTAAAAGCTTTGGGAGAACATACTCTTTTGAATTGGACTGGTCAATATAAAAGATCGGTAAATATTTACCATCAACGTAATAGAACCTATGTAGGTTTACCTAATAATGTAAGGAAAATACGAAAGAAAGGTAAAGAATCTGGAAAAACCTTAAATCAAATTGCCATTCTATTAGAATACGGTAGTAAAGATTCTAACCTTCCCCCTCGTCCTCTTTGGGCTCCTGCATATAAAGCTGCAGGTGGAACTAAGGTATTACAGAAAATACTAAGGAATGAAATTAGAAAACAATTAAGGAATCATGGCTTTTAATATCGATAAGACTTCTGGGGTTGGACCTGCCACCATTAACATTCAACCCTCAGAATATAATACCACTGGTAAAGATATTAACCAAACTATATATGTAGAGATCGGTGGAAAAAGGCAACCAATTAACCTTATCCAGAGACCTGCTGCATTAAGTTGGAAATATACCTTTACCGTAGAACCAATTTCTACTAGCATTGAACCAGGTGGTGGATCTGTAAGCTTAACCGTTAAATCTACTAAGCAACAGCTAGTAAATGGAAATCTAGTAGGAGAAGAGATACCTCTAAATTACACCGCTATTCATTACTCTGGTAATTCCTTTGTAACTATAGATGGTACTACATTGAGGGCAGAGGCTAATGATAATACAGATAGTAGAATAGAGACTATTCGGTTTACTCAAGCTGAATCTGGACAAGTTCAGGATATAGTAATAGAACAAGCAGCTAATGTTCATTATTACTTCTCTGCAGGAGTTCCTTCTACTACAGTAGAATATGATGATACCTCTTATGACCCTAAAATAGAATCTTACAGGATGGTAGGTAATAGAAGAGAGGAAGTTGGATATACTTTGTATTCTGACAGTTCTGATATGAATGCTGGTAGTACTAGTTTCTCATTCTCTAAGAATCCTAACAATGAAGCTAGAACTATGAGGGGTAGAGCAGTACAGAATGATACTAATCAAGTTATAAATTTACAAGTTACACAGAAAATGTTACCCATGTGGGTTTTCAGAGGTGTTCATTTTAAAGATTTTTATAGTTCGAATGAATCAACTAATAAGAATTATCGGGTTATTATAACTAGTAGATACGATGATTTCTATACCATAGATTTTGAAGTAATAGATGATAAAAATATAGCTATGGCTTTAAAAGCCAGTGGTGAAAATAGCAATTGGTCTAAAGCCTTTAGAGTTATTCGGGTTTCAGGTAGAATGACTAGAACTGGTCAGAGCCTTAGATTAGAACCTAAAGGAGTGAGTGGTATAGTTTTAGGCGAATTTGATAGTAATGGGGAATTTAGTGCCATAGAGAATCTAAGAAGTCCAGGGTTATTTTCAGATAATTATTATGATTTTGCTCACTTAGATAGACCCGAATCGGGAAGGATCTGGAACTTAAGTGGAAGTTTACCAGGAGGTTTCTATGCTTCTGCAAATACCCTAACGGGTCAATATAGGTTTTCAATACGTAATCACCTTCAATAAATATCTCTATGGTAAATACAGAAGAAATCGTAGAAAGAACTTTCTATATAAGTTTACTACATACTGCTTTAGAAAAAGGATTAACTGTTAATCCCCAAGATTATTTACCTGTATCTCCTGAAAATGAGAAAAAGTTTGAGGCCGATATAAAAGGTCTAAAGAAATTCATACCCATTTTTGGAATAGGTAATAATCAAGTACGAGGTATAAAAACTTGCCCAAGAATCACCTTAGAATTACAAGGGTATTACCCTGGTAATATAGGAGTAGAGAAATTTATAATAGGAGATAAATTAGAGAATGGTAACTACCAAGCATCAGAGTTTCCTTTCGAAACTAAAGATATAACTATTGATGTTCACTTGGTAGCAAATACCCAGCCTGACATGAGATTACTACATAGCCTTATGTATCAAGCTTTACCTTCAAGAGGTTATCTAAAACCCTATTATAATGATCTCGAAGAGTGGTCTTCTGGACGAGTTGGTCCTACTGGTAATTTGTATATAGAAATAGGTAACTATTATGATCACCAAGATGTAGAACATGGTATATTAGAGAAGGTATATCAATACACTTGCGTAGATGGTCTTCTTGAGGAAAAGATTCCTGGAGATGGAGAACTTGTACCTATTACAGATATATCGGTTCTAATCGGCACAATCAAAGAAAAAGAAGAAGGAATGCTAAACTTACATATAGTAAGCTAAACCGAGCGATACTTATCGGTTTTAAATAAACAAGTAACTAACTTTTAAAAACAAGTAA